GAAACACATTCTTATGAGCGTCGATATATATTTCTTTAGATCGTAGCACATAACAATCTACAGTAGTTTGTTCCATCATTGAACGATAATTTTTAATCATATTATGATTGATAAACACTACTTGATTGTCACTAGGGGGTTCTAAATAATATTCTACTCTACCATCTTTGTCTAGCACACTGTATTTTTCTTCGCCGATAAATCTAGTTGTATTTTTTACAGTAAACTTTTTGAATCCCATGCTTTTGCTGAGATCTTCGGCTAATTTTTCTTGATGCTCGTTGTGCCTAAATTTAATGAACACCCATTCAGCAACACCGCCGGCATTGATAAATGTTTGAGCATTACGCATCAACATTTTATAATTTACACCAATTCGATACAAATGGTTAGTGTCTTCTAATCCGTCAATGCCAAAAAATACCATATGCTTTTCGGGAAGTGCATTATATAATTCCGTCCACCATTTAGCACTTCTTGCTCCGCCGTTGGTGTGTATCCGCAATTCGATCGATGGCTTGAGATCCTTGGCATGTTGGCACATTTTAATCAAGTCGTCATTCATAATTGGATCACCAAAGTTTCCGCAAAAATAAATTAGATCTAATTGGTCCAATAATGACTGATCGAAGATGTGTACAAATTCTTCATATGTCCAATCTGCAATTTTTAAATATTGATTTTCGACATTGCCGTGATACTTTCGAGGACACATCGGGCACGATGCTTGACAACGTGTACTAATTTCTAAGTGAATGGTTTTTAATTCGTTAAATTTAAACATTGGTTCCTATGATCATAAATCTAGTGTACATGGGTAATTTTAATTCACCTGCATACAATATATTCTTTAAATGACACTGTTCTTTAAAATCATCTAGATTCGTAGCCGGACGAATGTGTTCGTCTATCTGATAATTATTGCTTTGTAGCACCAACAAATTATTATATGATATTTTATTCAACCATATGTTATATTGGTCCTGTGTAATATGTTCACAGCTAGTGTTAATTATAACATCGGCTTGTGATTGAATACAACACATATCAGAAGTAACCGCACTAAATCTTCCGTCGATATCTTCTTTTTTATTCATTAAGGTTGCAATAGGAGCACATTCCGGATCGATATCAATACTACGAATAGATGTAATAGGTATGGAACTTTGAAATAGCATACTGGCCAATACTCCTACCCATCCGCCGTGAATATCAACACTGCTATCATGTTGGACAAACTTGCATAAACATTCAATTAACCATTCTTTACTGTTAAGTTGTCCTGACCAGAACGCATCCATTGTTCGCATGGGATCTGGACTTTGCCTAATTGCTTGCATCCAATAATGCAAATGCTCAGTATCTATTTTCATAGCAAATGAGTTAACTCTGGGAAGATCTCTTTAGCATTGGTGTTTCTAATACTGTCTAAATTGGTAGTATATTCTTTGAAATCAGGAAGCAGATGACTATGATTCTCGGATTCTACAAATTTTAGTATTCCTTCCCAACGATTCCATCCGTTTGGATTGTGTATCCAGAAGTCATCGTCTTGTCTATAATGATCCCATAACCATTGTTTAAAGTCTAATATATCTTTTCTTAGTTGTGCTTTATCTGCATCGGGCAGTATTCGAGCACTGAGGAATGTCGGAATGTATAACATATGCATGTTGATAATTCCGCCGCCGACTTCGGATCCCGCAACTTTAAACATATTGATCTTCTTGAAATTCTGTTGTATTTTCCATTTGGCAAAATCAATAATGTGTTTAACATTGAATATTTGTACAGCACATGCAATTCCAACTTTAATGTTATCGGGAGTATTATCTAACTTATGCAATGCAGTTGTTATTTCAGACCAACTAACAGGATATCGAATATAATGATTTCTGTCTTCTAATGCATCGATACTAAAGGCAAATCGAACTTCTTTAAATTGTGACCAAATATTGATAATATTATCGTCGACTAGCACTCCATTAGAGTTATAACGTATTGTTATATTGGCCGCATACCCTTTTGATACTATCTCTTCTAAGAACCTTTTGTGTTCTTTAATCATCAGTGGCTCTCCACCGGCAAAGTATAGCTGTTTGATGTTGGGTATTTGTTCGAATACTTCGTTCCAAAACTCAGGACGCTCATACCAAGTATTATTAAATTTGTCACCGTCCCAATTGACTTGTTTAAGGATAATAGGACTTTTGGTTATATTGATTAGTTTATTATAATCCTGTGTCCACCGAGAACTGTCATGCGGAGTACACATGACACATTTTAAATTACAGTTATGACCTAGTCTTAAATCTAAGTAACTGATTACAGGGGGTATGCTTCCGTCATCTTGAGTATTACTGATCAACTCGCCGAAGTCGATACCTTCTTGTTCCCAGTAAAAATTTTCCCATAATCTCTTACTGATCATTCCATTAGTTTCTTCTTCAAAACATTTGGCACAGCTTAGAGGAATGAGCCCTTGCATCATTGTTGTTCTAACATCGCGCATATATTCATTATTGATTGCGCTGGTAAGAGTATCTGTTCCAAAATTAGCAGGCTCACCATTTTCTTTTTTAACAAGTCCCGCATCTAAAATTCCTTTAGTTGCTTGACTAGCATTGCTTCCGCAACAGAGTCTTGCATCTCCGTTTGGCCGAGTTGCAACATGGATCCAAGGCAGGGCACAAAATGTAGGAGTACCTGTTTTCTCTTTTATTAAATCAATATATTTTTTAATTTTACTTGTCATCTTATTTAAATGCTAATAAAGAAACAAATCCCCATTCGGAATCAATTGTATCGATTGTTTTAAATCCGTTATCTCTTAGAATTTTAAAATACCAATCAATAGAATTTAAAAACATAGAACCTGCAAGTGATTGTTCTTTTAATTCAATATCTACCCTCGATACCCCTTGCGCATGTTTTAGATCGTAATATTTTTTCTTAACATATTCACTATTAATTGTTTTTTCGCTTAAGAATAGAAATCCACCTTCTTCTAATTGAGAACTAATATCACCTATTATCTCTTCTTTATTTTCATTAAAGTGCAATGTCCAGTTGGCTATCACGGCCTTGCATTTTTTATCTAATATTGTAGAACTATGATAATATTTGGCAATATTTTTATTACAGACATCTATCATTTCTTTACTAGCATCAATGCCAATTAAATTATGAAATCCTAACATGGATAATTTTTCTAGTGTATATCCGTTAGCACATCCGAAATCTATTATAGTATCCGACGGACTACATAATTCATAACAACATTCTACTGCTTTGTTAATAACTGTTTGATAGTGAGGTATGTGTTGTCTAACATGATCATCGTATATTTTAGCAAATTTACTATCAAACTGCCACATCGTTAGGCACCTCGAAAACAAATCTAAATTCTCCGTCATGTGTAGGCATATTTTTTAAAATATCAAACTCACAATCTAAAGAAATAATTTTTAATGGTAGTGCAGATACCATATCAGTTATTTTGTTAGCTAACTGCTGAGGGTTGTACATACTACATTGATTTTCGATATACCACTCAGGGTCAGTAAATCTATAAAACCATAGAACTGACATAGCAATATATCCTCTACCACCGGGCTTAACTATACTAGAAAAATTCATAATTTGATCGCATAAATTTCTAAATGTACATATAGAATTACTCTTTAATCCTATATCCATATTGATAGAAAATACAGATTTAAACTTTCGATAATTTTCATCAATCCATTTATCATTAACTGACTGAATAACATCTGCATGAGGACTGTTACTATCTATACCTATTATATTAGGAATATATTTCTTCCATATATTCCATCCGCAACCAAGATCATATATATGCTCCGATCCTTTTAGCATTTCTAAGTAATAAAAGGTTACTATTGAGATAGTTGTTTTGGGTTGTTTAACGATAAGATCATTACTTCCTAGCAATTCTCTGCAGGTTGTACCAAATTTATTTTTTAATTCAATAATGCTAGGTACATTATTTGACGTACAAGTTACTATATTAAAATCTTGTAATATCTGTTTACCTATAGATGTTTCTAAAAACTCATCTTTGAATTTTTTGTAATCTATTCCATTAATCATTAAATTTCCTTTTAGGTATTTTGCTGTCTGCAGAACTAACGCACGACGGAGTACTGCACGGTTGAGCTTTTTTGAATAGTTCAAACCCACTATCTAAAGTGCCTAACAGACTATCGTGACAACTATAGGCTCGTTTGACTTCGTTGCCTTTTATTATAACACTTTGATAACCTGCATTACAAGTCCAATCTTTAAATTTATTAAAGCCAAATGCGTTGAATCGTTCGGCTTGATCAAATAAGTATTCTTTGCCATCTTGATCATATAATACAATTTGATAAAGGTCTTCTCCGTTAATCTGTTGAGGGAACCCGGTCTGCATTATTTGAATCATCTCGTCAGTATAACCATCAACAATACTAGTTGCTGTTAGGTTACTTTGTGGTTTAAGTGTAACGTTGATTCCTCTATTATGAAATCGTTCACATCGTTCGTATAATTCGTAAAATTTCTCAGGTACCATAACTTGATTAATAGTTACATATACATAGTCTTGTGTTAACTGTAAACACTTATCACCAAACTCATTTTCTTTGGCAAACTCGTCGTGAAAACTAGCGGTAATGCTTTTTCGTTGTAAGAATGCCGTGCGAGTTGCCCAATTTTTCCACCAGTTATTACCCGGTGACAAATTAGTTGTCATATGCAAACTTTGGTATGTTGATTCGCTATCGTTAAGATGATCAACTAATTCTAATAAATGTTTGTAAGCTGTGGGCTCGCCGCCGCTGAAGCTCCAATGAAATTGATCAAATCCGTTGTTGCGAGCTTGACTTTTAATTTGATCAATTGCTGTTTTATAAACATCTAGTGATAAATGATCTAATTGATCGGATCTAGCATACGGCCAACAATAGCTGCATTTGTAATTGCAAAATCTTCCTAGTATCCAACTAGTTGAGAACAACGGGTTGGTCATCATATTGCGTTGACCAAACCGTTGTATATTATTCCAAGGTATATTCATAATCTATATAGCATAGACTGTATGACTACAAATGTCAATTATTACTTACCGTCGTAGTCTTTAACAGGGCCGCCATATTTAACACTGGTTCCAGATGCGCCTTTTTTGCCCTTGACATAGTTACCATGGCCGTCGGTATGACCTTTGCCTTTGCTTTGATGCGCACGTAACCCTTGGGATACGCACGATGCTTGGTCACTGGCACCCAATTTTTTGGTACTGCGGCATAATTTTGCGGTGGCTTTTTCTGTAATGAATTCGTGTGCTCTCATGGTGTTGTTATCCTCAACTTTATTTATAAAAGATGTGGTCTCCAATCTGTCCAACACGAGGGTGACGTTTATGCCAATCTGTCTTTAAACTTGCTGCGTGGAAGAACAGAGCATTTTCAAATACAGTTTTATATTGATCATACCCGCCTTCTAACAACATACGAGCAATACGTAGGCTTTCGCGCCAGTTTCTGTTATTTTGGCCGGGCATTGCTTTGTTATCACATACCCAGCTGAATTGACACCGAAGTCCGGTATCCCCTTCTGTAGATTGTTTAACTACTCCGCAGACACTCTTAGGGAATCTGCGATCCATAGTTCGATTTAGAGTAACAACTCCAACTGCAACTTTTCCCAATTCGGATTGATTGCCTGCTTCAAAATAGATGTTTTCAGCAAGACATTGTAGGTCAACTGGTCGAATGGCTTTCTTTACCATTTCTGTTGTGTCGGCTACTGTTTGTATAACATCTGCTGCTGGACTTGCAGGCGTAGTCCAGAATAAAAATACGGTTAACGTTAGAGCAAATACTGCTGCTCGGGCTAACCACTTGCTTAGTGCGAGGGCACTATTCGCATAAGATATCGCGATCATATGATCTCCTTTTCTGTTAGTGGTAAAATAGTTATGCCAATCGGATCATTTTCTCCTGTTAGATCTGAAAAAAGATAGCTTTTTAGTCATTAAAGTAGTATTATACTATATAAATCACATTTTGTCAAGCAGACAGAGTGTATCCGTAAATAGAAATATGAATAAACTAGGAATAATACAATCACGCGGGCTAGGGGACATTTGCATTGCATTGCCCATAGCCAAATACTATCACGATCAAGGATATCAAATACATTGGCCCATCTGCGACGAGTTCTGGCCCAGCTTTAAAGACTCCGCTCCTTGGGTGAAATGGATTCCAATTCCAACTGACAAGTCTGGCAACTACTTTTACAACGAACCAATCAAACGTCTCAAGGCATTCAAATGCGACGAATTTGTTTGCCTGTATCAAAGTTTAAATGTTGTGCCCGAACTGGCAGAAGTTCCGTGGTTCCAGATACAAAAGTTTGACGAGTTCAAATACACAAAGGCAGAAGTTCCATTCTTGCACAAGTGGCGTCTCAAAGAGTGTATCACTCGTGATGAAGCACGTGAACAGCAACTTTACGATCAGTTGGTTAAACAACCTCTGTATTATGTGACGCACACAGAAGGCAGTTCATACAAGACAGAGCCCGACTTGTCTGCTATTCCAGACGAGTGGCAACGCATTACTATCACAGCTGACAAGACTGACAGTATCTTCGATTGGCTAAAGATTATTGAAGGTGCACAGGCACTGATTGCAATTGACAGCATCATTGCCAATATGGTAGATCAACTGCAACTTGAAGTAGACAAGTACTGGATCCCACGCAGTCACATTCATCTAACTCCTGTGTTGGGATCACACTGGACTATCCTTGAACCTCCTGCGGACAGTATTGCCGCACAGAAGATATTCAAGTCAGGTTGATTACTTGTAGCGTTCGAGCAGTTCCTTATGTCGCTGCTCAACTTCTTTCATATGGACATCAAGTTTCTTTTGTGCAGCATTCCGGTCAGTCTTTTCTTTCTGCCAGTTTTCCCAAAGCTCTAATGCAGTGCTGCCTTTGGCTAACACACTACCGCGATAAACAACTTGTTTCATTTTGTCCTCACACAACGATAACGCTCAGATTTCAGGCCCATTTGACGGGCGGCGGCCTCACACTTTTCTTGGGCACTACCATTGACACCATAATCATGAAACTCAGACATTGGTCGCCAGTCATATGCCGTGTGTTGCACGTTCGCATTGCCGACCATTGCTACTGCGGTCCACATCATTAAAACATAAATCATTCTTCAACTCCGAATTTCTTTCTAATCTCGCGGCAATCCATTTCAGATTGGCATTCTTTTAGGCATTCCCGAACAATCAACTCGGCGAACTTTTCCAAAAATACATCCAGTTCTCTATAGTTGAGGTCAGAGAAATTATGATGGCTGTTAGCCTGAATTGCAAGTTCTAGAATTCGTTCGTTCATTCTTCAACTCCGAAATGTTCTTTGATCGCCCGACGACATGCTCTTTCTGTGAAATCTCCCATAGGACGGAGATCGTCCGCAAATAGAGAGGCACATTCCAGAACAATCAACTTAGCGTGTTTAGCTGAAGCAATCGCATAATAAATGTCATTGTATCGATGTTCAGCAGGCACTACGCTGTCTGCATACTCAATAGCCTGCATGTATAGTTCTTGAATTCGTTCGCTCATACTTTTCTCCTTGCTATGCTTATATTATAGCATGGTTTTACCTTGTTGTCAACTGTATTTTAACAGTGTCCAAGCCGGACGTTCTAACAGTTCAATCAATCGGTCTTCGGCTGCAATGCCGTTGCCAAATGACATTACAT